TCTGATTGTTGTGCATAGATATCTGGGTTGCAATCCATAGCTTTTAAATCTTCTCTAAAATATGCAAACGCAAATTTCTTACCCTCCTCATTATCATACTCACTACCATTTAGATTACCAAATAAACCAAAATCAAAATGAGATTTAACTTCTTCAATCTCATTATCTTCGTTGACATCTTCCGAGTGTGCAAAGTAAAAGCATTTATCTTTTGCAACAACATCACAAGGACTTCCATATTTCTTTTTGAAAGTTCTTAATACTGCAACATCTTCTGGTGGATATGCTCTTTCAACAACATCAACTGCAAGTCTATGTGCCTTTTCATATTGTCTATCAACTTCTTCTCTTGCTTGAAGATATGCCTCTCTTTCTTGCGTGTCCTCATTCTCAAAGACATTTTTTATTTTATTAAAGAGTTTGTTTCGCAACTCTGTATTCATTCTTATTTTTTGCATTTTACTCCTTTGGTTAATTGAAACTCATTATATCAAATTAATGTTTCACGTGAAACATGACATACTGTCGCACCTGCGACATATTGTCGCACCTTGCATTTTTTTCTTGACTTGTACATTTTGGTCGCACCTTAATTATTTTCTTGTAATTAGGATTATCCTGTGGTATGATTTCAATATAACAATACAGGAGAAATATATGAGTACAAAAGATACATTAGAGTTGTTCAAACAATTATTAGACATGATTAAGATGAACAAACAATATGCTGAACTTTTAGAAAAAAGAATTGCTCTTTTGGAAAAATCAAATGGTTAATTTTGATTTAAATAAATATCAAACCTTAAGAGATTTATATGATGAGGAAAATATGGTTGGTGAGCATGAGGAAACTTATGACTTATTACACTATGGCAAACCTCGTCATTTAAAATTTAGCATCAGAAAATGGTGCGACAATTTGGACAATATCATTGAGAATGAATAGATGATATAGTTGCATTATCAGTCTTCCTGGAAGATAGCCATTGGAAGACTGATGCATGGTCCCTTGCTGACTGAACCTTTTAGGTATCGAGTTATGAGAGGGACTGATGCCTGGTCTCTCTGCCTGGAGGTAAACGCGCGCAGGTATGAAGAGGGACCAGGTATCAGTAACGGTTAGCGGTGAGTTTAAACACTATACCAGGATGATGAGGGCGCGGATATCTATAAGCTAGTGAAAGCACGCCTCTAGCCTCTCCCGGCGCACGTTACTGATGTAATTTGTTGGTCCATGCCGGCGGTAACAGTACCCAATTTCTAGAAGAGTTTGGGTGAAAGAATGGGTGGACCTACTAATTACTATTGACCAATCTAGGCGTCCATATTCTGCCTCTGGCGTTTCCCTGTACGTTAGCGATAAGCGACGACGATTGGACCAAGTTGCCGGCGTTCCTTGGCCAGGATGGCAGCTTGGTAAATGAATTGCTATTAACGCTTCAAGCTCCAAGCCGCAAGCAGCGCTTGACAATTGTTGAAGGATAGTATAGGATGAATTTAGAAAGGAATAAAACATATGAACGATGATATAAATGATAGATCAGTAAATCCTTTAATCAGGATTGCTAACACATTAGAAGAGATTCTTAGACTGGTGAAGAAGGACCAGGAAGAAACTAAAAAAAGATGGGCTGAACGTGAAGAGGATTAAACACAATGATTTGCTGCCGTGGTTCATTCAGGACCATGGCACATTGCCGGCCAGCTATTTGAAGAGCTGCAGAGAATTCTTTGGAAGCATAAAGCTGCAAGCCTCAAGCATCAAGCCGCAAGCATCGATTCAAAAAAACTTGCACAAACCCGGAACACGTGTTAAAAATAGATTTAACAGAAAGATATAATTATGAATACAAAAGAAGCATTAAAACTAGTGGGCGGTTTAAGTAAGCCCTCAAAAATGCCTGGTTGGGCCTATGGTATACCAGCGGCCGAATGTAAAACAGGAGGAATATTAAAAAACGTTAAAGGGTCGACGTGCGAAGGCTGTTACGCTGACAAAGGTTGTTATGTATTTCCAGTCGTTCAGGCAGCTCAATATAGACGCTTAGAAAGCATTAAGCATAAAGACTGGGTTCGAGCTATGGTTGCTCTTATTAATTCTAAAAAGTCTAAATGGTTTAGATGGCACGACTCAGGCGATGTACAAGATGTCGATCACCTGGAAAAGATCTTTACAGTTGCAAGGCTCACGCCTGAGACCAAACACTGGTTGCCAACGCGTGAAGCATGGACCAAGGACCATTTACAAAATAAACCTGATAATTTAACTTTAAGATTTTCCATGCCAATGGTGGACCAGGAAGCAGCGGCCAGCTGGCCAAACACTTCAACGGTCGTATCCGGAGCAGGGAGAACATGCCCAGCGCCTGATCAAGGCAACGAATGCAAAGATTGCAGAGCGTGCTGGGATCCTTCTGTTAAAAATGTAGCCTATGGGAAGCACTAACCATGGGCCACGTTTTCAAACATCCAAAATATTATGAAGAGCTCAAGCGCAAAGAGAGAGAGGAGGGACGTACGCCTCAGGCCTCAAGCTCCAAGCCGCAAGCAACAAGCAGCAAGCCTCAAGCTCCAAGCTTAGATAAGAACGAGGCACAAGCCTCAAGCCCCAAGCAGCAAGGTTCAAGCTTCAAGCCTTGAGTCACAAGCTCCGTGATGCATGAACCACGGTACAGGTAAATGTTTCTCTCAACAAGTTTCGAGGAGCAAGGACCGAGGGCCTCTGCTATGATAAATGTATTCTCAGGATGCTTCACGTGGAACGCAATTTGGTGTGGTGAAAAGGTAAGCTTGTTACCTTTCGTAACTTTCAGCTCTACAGTGAAAAAGTGCCGATTATTATTATAGACCAATAGATCAGGAGTGCCGGAAAGGCTAAGATTCTCCAGTCGAATGAGACTAAATTCGTTAAAATGTTTTTTGATTTTTTGATATAATTTACGCTCTGGTGCCATGCATTTTTCAAGGTAACTCCTGTATTCAAATTGTTAATAATCTTTAATATATCCAGGAGGTAAAATCAGTTTTTCTTCCTTGTTTGGTTTCAAAACTACACGGATAGAAGTGTCACCAGGTTGTGTACTTTCGTGGACTTCAATACGTCTAATCTCTTCTAAATAACCGTTTGGCGTTGCAATGTATATTCTGGCATTGCTGACAGCGTTACCACGTCTACCCTGTGGTCCTTCTGTAAACTTGTCGAGATACTCTTGCAGGTGTTTGACAAACATTATTTACGCACCTGAGATGAAATATCCTCTATCACTTTTCTATAACCTTGCAAGAGATTTTTGTTTTTTATGTCCTCAGAAACATATTTTTTTAAATCAAAAATTTCTCTTCTTTGAACTTCAATTAATTTTTTAAAGCCCTCCAAAGTATCTTTCAGTTCTGATATTTCTTTGTGTAACTCGTCTGTATTTTTATGTACTTTCATTATTGACAATATAGGATAGTTACCTTAAATTGTCAACTATGGGTGTACCAAAAAGATTAACAGAAATGCAAATGAGGTTTGCCGAGTTTTATGTATTCGGAGGACCAGACGGACCAATGACTCAAACAGAAGCTGCTATAGCTGCTGGGTATAGTCCTAACCGTGCAAGACAAGAAGGATCAGAATTAATGAATCCAAGACTGTCACCACTTGTTGCAAAGTATGTAGGTGAGTTAAGAGAAGAACGACTCAAGAAACATGAAGTTACTTATGAAGGTCATATTGCTGAGCTTGCTCGTTTGAGAGAAGCCGCTTTAAAGAAAGGAAGTTTTTCCAGCGCTGTAAATGCTGAAGCCAACCGAGGAAAAGCAGCAGGATTATATATAGACCGAAAAATAATAAAAACAGGAAAACTAGAGGACCTATCAGAAATGGAATTAGAAGCAAAAATGAAACAAATCCTAGACGACTACGCACCGCTTTTAAATGCAAAGACTGTTGATGCTGAGCCATCTGAAGTTACTGAATCTTCGTTATCTTCTTCACCCACTGACGAGGAATCATCGTCCGATCCCCAAACGTAATACCGTTTTCATCTTTATCGTAAGAGGCAAACATTTTAATTGATGTTTTATCTTTAGAAAATATCCAACCTTCATTAATTGGATATGCTAATTTCATATTTTCAAATTCATTTTTATCTGCCCAACCGGAATCACTAACACAGTCTACCCATTCAACTCTGTATTTAGAATAAGGTATGTCATCTATGCAATCCTTTTTGACAATTTTACGTCTCTTTGTTTTCAATTTTTTAGGCATAACCTCTGTTTATCATTTGCGACCCCTATATAGCAATTTTTATTTTTTTCCTGCGCTTAACAAAAAAATCTGGCTGGGTGTCGCAAAACTCTAAAATTGACCTATAAGCGTTGGTATTATTGACGAATAATCGCCGACACCCCCCCGTCGCAAGGGGGTCGCAAGGGGTCGCAAAGGTCGCAAAGTTACCCTGAATTTTGTTTAATTGTGGCAAGATTGTGGCAATTGCCACATTTCGGCCATACATTTGCGACCTTTGCGACACCCCCCGACACCCTTGCGACCCCTGTTGCGACCCCCTATTTTTTAGAATCATTCTAAACTGAGCCATGATCTTTTTGCATACCCTTTTGCAATTCTTCTATTAATTTTTGTTTATTCTGGTCCGTGAGCCGTGATGCATGCTCCTTGGCACGGTCATATATAAGCTGCTGGTGTCGTCGAGCTTTATTCTTTGCTTGTAGTTCGGGAATCCCCCACCTCGTTTGATCCGTCATTTTCTTTCTCCTCTTTTTTACCAAATATTTCTTCAAAGTTTTTTTTATATAAATCACTAGGCGGTCGACTTCGACCATCCCATTGTCTACCTTTTTCTCTAGTCATTTTTCTCCTTTTTATTATAATACAAAACCATTCGTTTACTGCCTTCGTATTTCTCTAATCTTCTTTTCATTCGTTGATTCTCAGAGTATAATTCTTCGTTTCTTTTAATAAGCCTTTTAAACTTAGGCTCATAATAATTACGATAGTATAAACTCCAATTAGTGGACAAGGTTTGATTTTGCTTCATAGTCTATATCTTTTTTAGCTTTATAAATTTCTACATGCGCACCACAATCAGGACAACCCATGTACGTTACTGATTCATAAAATTCATCTTCTTGTGATATATCATGTTCACCACCATACAATAATTTTGTATTACAATGCCAACACAATCTATCTAAATCTTCAGTCTTTTTTGTCATTAAAATCCTCTTCTTTCATTGGTTTTTTTGTTTGTTTTTCACTGTGTATTAGCTCATGATACATGTCTAATCTTTTTAAAAACTTATGTTTCCATTGTCTTAATTCATGATCCTTAAACTTAAATTCCTGGAAATAAAGGTCTGGTGTACAAACCATTATTATACCTTGTTGTATTTCAGAGCCATAAACATAGTCATGGGCCATGCAATATGCTGCTATTTGCAGGTAATAATCCTCAATCCAGTCCTTATTTTTAGGTCTATTTGCTTGTTTAAAGTCAATTATGGTATCCATGCCATTATGCCTACATACAAGGTCCGTAGAGCCTGCGTAGAGGCCAGGATAGTATAATGTGACCTCAGACCCATACCATTCATCAACCGGCGCTAAACCGATCTCTATGATCTTCTGAGCCATAGGTTTGGCCTGGACTCCAATATCTGTTAGATCATCGTAGCCTACCCCTTCAATATAAGATTCTAAGAATTTATGCATTGAGGTACCTCGTTTGCTAGATAGATTTTTAATTTCTTCTGCCTTTTTTTCGCCAACTTTCTCTTTCCATTTTTTAATAAAAGATTGGTCCTTAGTTTGACCTAAAATAGTGGTGACCGATGGAAGCCTATACTTATCTACTTCATAGACACGTTTACCGGTATCAGGATCCGTGATTTGTTTACCAGTAATGTAGTTAAACTTTTCGTTTCTTTTCATTTACGCTTCCTTAATATATTCACATGTTTTTGCCATGCCCAGGAATTCAATCTACCTGATACACCCATCACAAACAATAGAAATTTTAGTTTAATTCTTTTTAAATTCATTCTTAGCAATCCATAATTTATAATGTTGTAAGTTAATTACATTTTCAGGAGTTGGTTTTTCTTCTGTATAATGTTTTATAACTTCTGCAAGTTTATCTGCCTTAGTATGAGCGAAAGGAAAAAAAGATATAGCAACCTTATACGCATCACGAAAAGTACAACGCCAACGCCATTGCAT